CTAATTTCTTCTGCACTTGGTAAAGTAACGCTTCCTATTATTGGTTGTAGATTTTGTACTTCTAGAGAAGATATTACAGTATTTTTTGTTAATTGGTTTAATGTAACTTCATTTTCAAATTTAAATATTGAATTTTGTACACTATTGACTGTACCAACTGCTGCATTAGAATTTCTTGTTGTGTTTACTCTATAAAAAATTGTTAATTGTGTATTAGAAGGAGCAATTCCAAATTTATCTGTTTCTAATAAAACAGATGGATCAAAACTTGAATCTGTAACATAATTTTTTCCATATAAATCCATAACAATTGTTTTTGGATCTGCAAAAGATGCATCTACAATAGACGAGTCTGAGCCATAACCAAATTGTAATGTTGTTTCGTTTAACAATTTTTCAACAACAAATCTTCTTGGAACTATGATTGGTTTTATTATAGATGGTACTCCATCCTGTAATGCATTTGCGTTTGTAGTTTCAGAATATATTGTATTTTGTGCAAGATGCTCGACTTCATAATAAAAATTACCTTCTCTGTCTTGCACTGATAAAATTTCAGTGATGTTTGGATTAGATAAAGTAATTTTTGTAAATCTTTGGTATGCATCGACATTTACAGTCTCTTTAACAATTATACCAGAAACAACTTTACCATCTGCTTTTACAGCATATGTGATTGGTAAACCAGTTGTTATGTCAACGTCAGCTACAACAATTTCATTTTTTAAATTATCAAATTTTACATTTTCTGTTAGTATGAAAGATGTACCATTTTGATTAGCAAAAGAACTACCTCTTAAAAGAGTTGGTAGATATGCAGTATCTGGTCCTAATCCATTTGAGTTTGCTGGTACTGATATGTAGAAAGATAGAATACCAGTTGTAGAAGGAGAGTTTTGATATTTGTAGCCTAGCTGTCTAGATAGTCTAACAACATTATTATATTCTGTAGCAGAATCTAAAAATGATTCATTTATTTGATAATCCAAATAAAATGAAAGCATATCTCCAATATATGAGACACCTTCCAGCATGATAGAACCAAAAGAATTATCGCTAAAATCTTTATAGCTGTCTGGGTAGTTAATTTTAATATACTCTTCTAGATCTTTTTTGATACTAGTATATTCTTTGTTTGTGTATTTTATTACGGGTCTATTTTTAGCCATACTATAATTAGATTATATAATAATTTATGTTGTAACTGGTAAAGAAAATACTTCATCACTTCTTAAAGAAGGTATTGTAAAATAAACTATAATTGATAGTTTGTTTAAATTATCTACGTTTTCAGTTGTTCTTATAGAAACAATATCTACATTTCTAACATATAATCTAGCTTGCTGTGATATTTTTGTTTTAATCTCGTTTAGAGTTTCTGGAACTAAAGGCTCAAATAAATAGCGTTTTAATCCAACACCATAATTTGAATCTACTCTTTCACCAGGATTTGTTAATAACAAATTTTTTAAATTTTGAAAAGTAACTTGTTTTATAGTTTGTGTTAATTGTATTCCATCTATTTCGTCAGAAGTTAGTGGTAATACTGGTGATATTCCAGCCATAAATTATACCTCGTTTGGTTCTTTGCATAGTTCGCCAGTTTTATCAAAAGGTCTTTCTTTAACAATTCTATTTTTACCAGACATTCTACCAACAAAATCAATTGGTTTTATTCCGTAGAAAAATCCTCTAATAGTATCTTTAAGCTTGGCTCTATCTCTCTTTAGTGATTGTGGTTCATAATCATATTGATTTGAATTATAAATCATTTCAAAAATTTGTCTTGCTGCTTTTTTAGAATTAGAAAATTTTATTTCATCTGGTACTATAGTTTGTTGTTTTGGTTTTAGCCAGCCATCATCAACGCCAATAAAATGCATAAAATTATTATCAATTGTAATAGCCGCTAATGACATAAATCTATTAATTGGAAAACAATAGTTAAATAATAATTTATAATTTTTATCTTTAATTAATTTATCTAATAAGCATTCATAATTATATGAATTTTCACCATTAAATAAATCTAAAGTTCCAATTTGTTGATCTAGTAAATCTACTTCGACTGATACTAATGGTATTACTGTTTTCATATTTGTGTTACTTTCATATTGACCAACATTAAAAGCTTTGTTTGATAAACAGTTTTGTAAATTAACGTTTTCTAACAGAGGTTCTGATACTGAAGGAACATACGACAATCTTAATCCATACTGAATACCTATTGTTGTACCAAGTATTACTTCTTGTTGTTCTCCGTTTACTTCTCTTATTTCTGTAATTAGATCACCAAATAATTCTGATATATTCTTTTGTTTAAGATCGTCTGGTAATGTTGAAATAAAATTTTGAAAATCATTAATGTTTACAACATTAAATAAATTATCGTTTCTATTAATAATTTCTTCTCTAATTTGATCAGTCTTATCAACCAATTTTATGTATCTTTCTAAGAAAAAAGCTCCATTAACAATTAAATTATTAAGTTTATTTGGTAATATGTCAATTAACGTTTCATCAAACTTAAATGGAGTATCTTCTAAGTTAGAGGCAACATCAAAATAACTATATTTATAACTTGGAAATATAAAATAATCATTATTTAAATCTTTCTTAGTTATATCAGAACTCAACATATGTCTATTAATATCACTAATAGTTGGACCTACTGGTGCTAAAAGTAAGTTTTTCATTCTTTCTGATAGTAAAATTATTTGTTCTTTTATTAAAGAATTTAATAAAATTTTTGCTATATTTTTGGTTTGTCTAATGCATTCTAATCTATATTCTTTTTTAAGCTTTGTAAGACTTGTTCCAAATCTAGCTTGTACAGTACTAAAATTATCAAACTGTTCATTAATAACTTTTCTTAAAAAGCCAGTTTGATCAAATTTATTAATACGGTTTATTAAAATTCCATTATTTTCTGCATTTCTTAAAGAAACTAAATGCTCATTTGTTAAATTAACATATTTTTGTTGAAAGTCGTTTAAATAACCAACAGCATTTTGTTCTGCTGTAGTTGATTGGATTTCTTGCATATCCAATCTTCTTCCATATATTTGTACAGCTTGTTCTAAGAAAAATAGATAATATTTATCATCTTTCTGCCCAAACAAACCAGTATCTTCTTGTAAAAGTCCATTTTCTATTTTTTCAGAAATATATTGTAAATACGTTTCATCCATGATGTTTGGAAAAGATATTGCATATTTTGTATATATTGGCATTGTCTTTAAAATACTTTCTACAATATAAATTCTTATAGTTGCCAACACGATCCCTTCTAAAAATAAATTATTTATTTTACTAAACAATTTTCCATAAGGTGGCTCAGATAAACACTCTGGATCTTGCCCTACTCTATCGTCTTCTTCCAATTTATCTGATAATTCGTTAATTCTTTTCTTTATTTCATCAAAATTAAATAATGTTTCAACTTTTGGTTCACACATTGGTTCTGGTATACAAGATTCAAGAATACCTAACCAACCACTTTGCTCAGCTCTTTTCTCAATATAAATTGGTGGTGCTTCCTCTGTACCACCATATTTATTTGGGTCTAAGAATTTTACTCTTGGATTTACTGAAACTGGCTCTAATGTTTCTGGATCTAACTCAAGATGCTCATCTTTTACAACACTTCCATCATCAAATATAGAACCTACCTTGAATGCTTCGTTCTCAAATGTAATATCTCTTAAAATAAATTTTTGTAATTCTTTTGTTATAATATCAAATGATTGTTTTTTAGAAAATTCAGAAAATTCTTGTATATTTGATGCATTAGAATTGAAAATTGAATTGTTTATATATTGATTAAACACTGCTGATTGTGGAGAGTGTTCATATCCATTTATAAAAAAGTTATTTTTTGCCTGTATTACATCTTGGTCGTATGAATGTTCAACGTTAAATATGTATTCAATATTTTTAAATTTTTCGCCATTTCCATCAAATACAACATTTGCACCATTAGATTGAAAATCTAAGAAATTTAATGGTGATAATTCTAATTCTAATCTAGAATTGATTCTTTTTCTTACAACTAAAACTTTACTGTAATCTTTATAGTTTGGGATAAATGTATCAGCTACAGTTGAGCCAATATGCATATTGCACAAAACATCAAAAGAAATTGATGATTTTTCATTACTAATATTAATAGATAAATCTGGTGCTTTTCCTAAACTTGATTCAATATAAGTATCTCTACTATTTGTTGGAACTAAGTTTTTATTGGCATCTGCTAAAGGCTCTAGTGTTGCCAAAGTGTTTTTTAATTCATTAGCAACAGTTTCTGGAAGATATGTTTCTTCCATAGAATTTTCTGATGTTAAGTATATCCTACTTTCAAGAAAGTAATTTTTTTGGCCTTCATTATCAAATGTTGTAGCAAAAAAATTATTTAAACGTTTATAATGGCTTGAATAATAATTTCCACCTATATCTATCAAAACATTATCAAAAAATGCATTATTTTCTGTATCAAATAAAGGAAATGTTAAGAATGGTGGGTCTATTACATCTTTAATAAAATTTTGTTCTAATGAATTAAAAATATACTCATTAGTTTCATTCATAATTTCAGTTACTACTGGGAAAGTACTTGGCAATATACCATTTTGATTACTTGAATTATTTCCACTTGGAGTACACAGAGAATCAGAAGCAGGATCTGAAATTAATGGTGGTAATTGAGATGCTAAATAACTGCCAATATCAGAACTTGCAACAATATTAGAAACTTGTTGCATATTTTCAATATTTCTTTTTCTTAATTGTTCTAGTTGATGCTTTATTTGATCATTTGTCAAGCCTTTGTTTGCAAGCAGGCTTGATCTTAAATTATCAAATTCTTCTAATCTTTCTGGTGTTGGACAAATAGAGGATGTTTCTCCAAATGCTGGATTAAAAGAAACAGCTTGTCTTGCTTGCTCCTCTAACCTATTTATTAAATCTTTTGGTATTAAAGTTCCTAAAGCAGAAAACACATCAGATATTGAACTTTCATTGCTAAAAGAATTTGCATATTCTGGAACGTCTGCTGCTATTATTCTTTTAAGCGATGATAGTTTTGTTTCATCTAATTCACCCTTTAAAAGATCAATCATCTCAAATGTATTTAAACTATTTGAAACAGCGGTCATTAATCTTTCTGCTGTCTCAGAATTTGAAGAAGACACAGAAGGAACAGCACCTAAACCACCAAATATTTGTTGAACTGCTTTATTAATTTCTTCATCTGGGGTTAACGGGTCGCATCCAAATGCTTCTCTTAAAATATTTTGTAAACTTTGACCACCAGCCAAACCTACAGCAGTTTGTGCTACTTTGTTTAGTAAAGAACAAAATCCATTTGTCAAAAAAGATAGTAATTTTTCAATTAATGATAAGAAAAGTTTTGATATTGTTGATTCTAATATTTTTAAAAACAAACTTGAAAATTTCTTAAATAATTGTACCAAATAAGAAAAGAAAGAAGGAAGTTTTGGAAATTTTGGAAGTGTAACAGAATAATTTCCTCTACAGTAATCTAATTCTAAAGTTTTGAAGAAATCATTCCATCCTGGTTGTGTTGCTATTGAGTTAGGTTTTGCACAAACTTTTTTTGCATTTATTATTCTTGATACAATATCAGCACCAGGAAGTCTTTTTAAATTTTCTAATAATTGATCAATACTTAGAATATCAATTAAAGCATCTGCATACGCATTGAATATTAATTTTTGTAATTCTCCTAGTTGTTTACCAACACCATTTTTACCAATAGTACCACTTTTACTTGGTCTTGGTCCATTTTCAACTAGATCTAGTAGTGCTTCTTCACTAAGAGTTGATTGTTTAATAGAATATAATTGATTTTCTAGTTCAGATATTTCGTTATTTAATTTAGAAATTTGTTGTTCTTCAACTTTTATTTTTTCTTTTATTGTAGATTTAGAAGTTTTATTTTCTGTTTGTTCTAATGATTCTTCTAAATTTTCTAATGTTTGTTCTCTATTAGAAACTTCTTCTTTTTTTGCAGCAATTTGTGCTTCTATTTCTTTTGTTTTGATATTGTTTTGTTCTATTTGAGTTTGTGATTCTTGAACATTATCAACTGTAGCTTCATATTCAGCAACAACTTCTGCTGCTTCTTGTGATTGCTGGTTTGCTTTTTTATCTTGAGACTTAATATAAGAATCTTTAGCAGATTCTTTAGCAAGCTCAATATCTCTATCTAATTCTTTTTGAGCATTAGAATATGCAACATTTTCATCTCTTTCTTGCTTTAATTTTGATGCACTTTCCAAATCAGAAGGGAATGTAGTTCCTTCTTCAATAAGTTTATCAATTGTTTTTTGTATTTTTTTAGATATTTCTGCTCTTTTATCTAAAGGCAAACCTTTTAATAAAACTGCCATATCTTTTGGAGCCAAATTCTTCAATGATGAGCGTACCATCTCTTTGAGATAGTCACCAAAACTCATTCCAGAAGCAATACATTCTAGTGATTGATTTAATAAAGCAAAGATTCCACAATAACCATAATCGTTTATTATTGAAGTGTAGATACTTTTTATACTTAAGCCTTTTCTTTTTAAAGCTTTAATTCTTTTCTTCATATCAACTAAAACATCAACTTCTGCAAAAAACTTTTCTGCTAATTGTTGGTTTAATTTATCACTATTTTTTATTAAATCGGCTCTTAATTTTTCTCTAAAATTTATTTCTTCTTCTTCTGTTCTGCAAGACTCAATATCTTGAATATATTTATCAAAAAATAAATCTGGAAAACTAGCAACTTTTTCAATAACAGAATTGGTTATATTTGTAACTGAATCGTTGATTGCTGAAACTACGCACTCTAACAGTGTTTCATCATCATCAATTAGTGTAGCTTTACCATAATCTATTCTTAATGATGGATAAGTATATTTTTTAATAAAGTCTAACCAAGGGATAGGCTCTCTAGCAATAATATCAGTGTGTATCTCTTCAATCCTACTTAAATAAGCAACTATTGTTGGATTATTTAAAGGTGCTCTATTACATAATTCATCTATTTCTTCTGGATTATTGATTGTAATATCTGGACAATTGCTTTGTCTTATTGTGACTAAGTTTATTTTATAATTTTGATCAACGCCAAACTCTAATTCGGTTGCTTTACGTTCATCTCCTAAAGTAAAACCAGCAATATTATTTGGAATAATGTCAAATTCATTAATATCATTAAACTTTTTTCTAGATAAAATATAGTTTAATCCATTTTTTATATCTATAACATTTGTTAAAATTTTATTAGAATCTTCAT